GATGAGGAACGCCTTTTATGCGGGCAGAAGGATCGTAGTGAGGACGATACTTCTCCGCCATTTCACGCAAAAACTTTGAATAAGGTCCAGCCTCCGCTTCACCCGGCATCATAGCAGAAGCAGCAACGCCCGCAGCCTTAGCCGCTCTGCCCGGCAACCCAGTTGCGCCTAATACAGCCTCAGTCGGATCACCAGAAGCAACGCCTCTCGCAAAGTCTACTGCACCAACAGCCGGAGCAAGCGGAGTGGCATACGCGCCCATGTGCGCAACATCGGCTATATTACCCATGCCTTCAACAAAGCGACGGCGCTCAGGAGACGGACGATCCCCCATCATCTTGGACGATATCTTGTCCCACATCGTCTGTTCAGGGCCTGGCTGAAGAACCGCCTCTGGCTCTAGCACACGGCTATCTCTAATGGCCTTATCGCCAATGCGCTCCATAACTCGAGACATCAACGGCTCAACATCGCCGCCGTCATCGTATTGCTGGCGGATGATGCCTAATGCGCGGGAGACAGGATCGTCATACATGATCAGTCTTTCTTAGCAGCGCGCATATTGTCAACAAGATTTGGATAGGGGCGACCAGCAGCCTTAGCCGAAGCCTTGGCAGATGCCTTCTGTCCGCTTGTCAATGCTTCTGGCTTGCCGAGAGATTTAGGTCTTGGCTTGTCCCATACAGGGCCGCCTGACTTGTAATGGCCAATTACATCTTTTGCATTCTCAAGAGACTTTGTTGACATGCCGCCGACACGACCGCCGCGTTTTCTAAAACCAACGCCAAAGCCGCCTGAACCAACCATGCCTCCACCGCCGACGCCAGAGCCAACCGCTCCAGTTCCGCCGGTTCCAAATAGGCCAGTCCCCATTCCGCCAAAACCGCCCATGCCGCCAGAAGCGCCTCTAGCTGCCAAATCTTGGAATGTTTGTTGATATATATCAACTGGTGGCGGAGGATTAAAAGTTGCCGGCAAGGGAGCTAATCCGGGCATTGGGACAGGATTTACATATCCAGTTGACGGAATTCCGCCAGCGCTTCCAGCGCCAGCAAAAATAGGCAAGCCGCCTTGATAGACCCCGCCGCCTGCACCGGCTTGGGCCAGCCTTTCCATTTCATTTATGATACGAATATCAACTGGCTGGGCGGGAGTAGCTGGAGCAGGGGCGCTCGCTGTTTGAACTTCTGGGTAGTTTTTATAATAATCAGCTATAGCCTGCTGACCTAATTTATCTGGGCCAGCCAACATATCCGTAAACTTGTTCGTATAGTAATCCATAAAGTCTCTGCCGGTCATGGTTCCGGCTTGTTTGCGCAAGTAGTCGGGGAGATTGCCACGGATTGCCCTTATGGCCTTTGCGTCTGTCTTGTATTTTCTAGGAGCAGACGCTCTTAAAGCCTGCGCAGCAGTCATGTCCGGTCTTGCGGCTATGCCGCTAAACCCATACCCGCCTTGCTGATATAGACCGTAGTTTTGTGCCGCTGTTGGGTTTCTGCCTGTCGCCGCTTTAAATACGTCGGCGTTTTGTTTTGCATATTGTGCCGCGGCATTAGCGCTTTCTACCCAATCGTAGGGGTTCTTAACGCCATATTGTCTCTGAAGCGTGGGGCTTAACTGAAAAGCGCCACTATATTTTGACCCTTTTCTTTGCTGGTTCGTGCCATACTGGCTTTCGATCCCCATCATGCCTAGCAAAGTTCCTGGCGCTAACCCATACTGTCTCTCAATCGGCCCCAACTTTTCAACTAATTCAGCCGAAGAACCTGGGACAGGCGTTGCTTTACTAACCCAATTTTTCCCGGCAACATCATAAGAACCTTCGTCAGATGTCGTCGGGAACGTCTTTTCTAAGAACGCATTCCAATCGGGATTTTGCCCCAACAATTGCTGGCTTTGTTTAACCTGCTCTGGAGTTGCAACATTTCCCGTGTAGTCTTGATACATCTGGCCAATGCCTAAAACATTTTGGCCTTCTTGAGAATTTAAAAACGCCTGCGTCATATCTGACAAGCTCATTCCGCCTTTAGCAGAATTAACCCAGCCCTCTAAACCAGCTTGCTCAGGAGCGCGTCCTAATGCCGACTGATATAAAGATGACACGGCCCTAGATGGGTCTGCTTTGTAAAGATTTTGGAACTCAGGAGATTGAGCAAACTGAGTAAGAATGTCTCCTTGATCCAGATAGCCTTCACCTAGATCTTTCGCCCATCCAGCTAAACCAGGTTGGTCAGCTTGGCGACCAAGAACATTTTGATACAAAGATGAAATATACTGCTCATTAGGGCTTAACTTTTCTGGCTCTCCACCCGTCGCCATATTAGCGCGCCCACCAGAAGCAAGGGCATAGTTTCCCTTTTTAAGATTGCCTCTTTGATATTCCTCTGGAGAAATATAAAACATTGGGTCTTTGGGGCCGTATCTGTAATCAACGCCAGGTTTGAAATTCTTATCTGTCTTCTTGCGTTTATTGTATTCTTCCACCACATCCATCGCCGCATCAATTGCCCCGCCATCAGCCCGGCAATTCCACTTACGAAGGGACTTATTAATACGGCTGTCTGGATCATTAGCCGTCTCTGAACTGGTAAGCTTCTCTTTCATGCCCTTCATCCTTGCGCAAAAGCTATCTTTGCGAGATCCGCCTTCAGGCTGAGGGCGCTTGATGTCATGACCCGCCGCACGAAGAGAGGCGCGACCCTTTTCATTCAGGCCACCCTCTGGGTTTTTGCCTTCCTTGCGTGTCCATGCAGGAGACTTGGCAGAGCCACCATTAGATTTCATAATGTCTACACTTTCTGCATGTTCTGGATTAAAATCAGCAAAAACTGAACGTAAATGACGTGGATCAAATATCTTATAGTATCCTGCCATTTGGTTTGTCAGTTCAGGAGAGCCTTTTTGGGCAAACATCGGGATTAAGTTTGGAGAGGGGTTGGGTTTAAAAAAATCTAATTGGACAGGTCCATATTCTCTTTTGCGGGCATAAACTTCAGCAATTTCGGGATCCTTGGCCACGTAAACTTCTGGATTAAATTCGTTTATGGGCTGATCTGTGCCGTGGAAAAAAACATTTTTTGTATCAAATCCCATGGCGCGGGCTCGCTTCATAGCGTCAGGCCGTTGCTTAGATAAGTTTTGCAACAGCGCTTTTACTAGCGAACTCTCCCCAGCCATCTTATTTTTCCTCTTTAGGTGCAACCGATGGCTGCGTCATCATTCCAAACATGCGCTCTTGATTGCGTTGCTCTGCGTCATGGCGATGCTGTTCGCGCTGATGGCCTTGTTGAGAAGCGATCTCCATTTGTTTGTGTCTGTCGTCTTGACGAAGTTTGTCCGCATGAACCATTGCCGTCTGCTGAAGCTTCATCTTTTCCAGTTCAATCTTGCCAGCCCTATCCTCTGCGTGGTTCTGGCTATCCGTGACAGCCTTGAGCTGATCAGTCTTAATCTTCTGGACATTGGCCTCAGTCACCATGGCCTTTGTCTGATTGTCCATCTGCGATGATGCAGCCTTTATCTGAACTTCCTGCTGCTTGGCCTGAGCCATCATCATCTTGGCCTGAGCTTCCATCATCAAGGCAGGGTCAGGCTGTTGTTGTTGTGGAGGCATCTTGCTCCACAGCGCGTCAACATCCTCGATATCAACCATCTCAAGGATACGGCGATCAACTTCCTGCATATCGTATAGCTGAGGATTTTGAGCGGCCAGTTGTTTCAAGGCAATCGCCTTCTGGATCCTCAGTGTTTGGCTTGAGCAGTTTGGATCTGCCTTCGGGACGATGTCATAGTTCTCCAAGGCTTCCTGTAAAAGCTCGGCGTCTTTCTGGAAGTTGGGATTTCTGTTACTACGCCAAAGGCTTTCGGGATCTCTGCGGAATAACTCCTTAAGCAGCGCAAACTCTTTGCCCTGAGCCTGATGCATGCGCTTGTGAACAGCATTCAAAACCTTGGTGGCTTGCTCAATCATCGCAATTGTCGAGCCGACAGGAACATCTTGCCGTCCCTCGCCAACAGCTATCTCAGCTGTTCCGCCAACTCGCTGGCTGACTTGCTCCACTTGCTGGATCATGCTCATGAAGCCAGGCGTAATGTCACGATAGGGCAACGGAAGGAAAGCTTCCTTCAATGGAACGCCATCAACATCGAGCGGGGCTACTTGTCCCGGTCCGACCCGGATCGTCGTCGTTTGTTGGCGGCCGGATGATCGAGCCATAACGCCGCCCGGAAAATTAGCCAGCATGCCATTGTCAAGAGCAATTCTCCAAGCCGCTGTAAGAGCGCGACTAGCGTTGCCAAGAATATGCAGAAGACCGAGATTAACACCGGGAAACGCCGGAACAAAAACATACTCAACAAAAACTTCTTTGCGCGTGTATGTGTCATCGCCCTCTTCCCACCAGCGGCGGATTTCGAGGACCTGGCGGCTGTCCTTGTCTAACGTCACCCGATACGGCAACGGCAAACTAGTAGTCTCACCGTCTTCCTTATGCTCGAAACCTTTTAGGTCTAACTCACAATAGCATTCGTAAATTTCTCGGTCGATTTCCCGATGTTCCATTAACGTCTTCGGCTCTACGCCAGAGATGTTAGCCAACTCCACATCGACAACATTGCCCATCGTGAAGTTCATCGAGGTCAGCGTAACATCGCGCCAGATGCCAGCAAGCTGCATACGCTTTACATCCGACGGCTTCATCTTAGAGCGATGCGTAATGCGAGCCGCGGCCTCAATAGCCACAGCGCCCTCAGACAAAATCAGATCCTTGCGGTCAATCGTCTCAGATACAGGACGGCGCTTCAGAGGATGATAATAGACTTTCTTGTATGCCTCTCCGCCATGCCCCAAAGAGAAATACATTCTATCCGTGTCAGGATAATACTCAGGAGCCCCAGACGTCAGGTAATGGTTCATATCCGTCTCAAGGGCATTCGCGGCCATGTCAGCCTGCTTAACTTGATCGCCTTGATTAGATACCTTCACAGGCCCGTCGGCAGGAAGCATCTCGCCCCTAGCATTAGCCTGGAAGCGAAGCACTGCCTCTAACAGAAGCGGATGCTTAACAACCGAGATGCCCTCGTCATTGGGCTCTGACCGAGGCTCCTCAAGCTTAATGCCAAGGAGCTCAATGCCCTTAACAACATCCTCAAGGCGTTGCTCTTGGCGCATGCGATCATCATTGATCAGCCGAAGCAACTCATCGGCTATGCCTGTCAGCGTTGCGGCTTCACAATGCAATGCGAGATTGGCGTCGTGATCTTCTGCCTCTTCGCTTACTTGAGGCGTAACGCCGCCGAAGTTGATCTGCACTCCGCCGTCAGTCAAATCAATCTGGATAACCTGGTCGCCCGGATTGGCTGGCTTCTGCTCTGGAGGCGTAAGATCCACCTGCTCAGGGGCCTGCTGCGGCATGCCAAGCGTCGGCTGCTGCCGTAGGTTCATTGGGGCTACATTGGCCATGTTTATTTCTCGTGGATTGCGAGCCAGCCTTGGGGCTCTTCGTTAAAGGGCGCTCCGCCGTAATACCACAGAAGCTGGCCATCAATTCTAATTGCCATAGCCCAGCCCTCGGCATAATCGTCCTGGCTGATCTTGACCAAAGCTATCTGATTGTCCGGCATCTCAGCCATGGGGCGATAAGAAGAGTGGTCAATGATAAATGCCATCGCCGCCTCAGACGTTATAGACTGGCTTGCTTCTAGGTCTGTATGCGCTCGTGGCCATAGCATTGGCCACAATTTCATCAGAGCGTCGAAGCATATCACGGTCCTTAAGGTATTTGAGCGCTTGCGTTGAACTGTCGACAAGGTCGTCGTGCTTTCCTTTAGGGAAATTCTCAAATTGAGTAATTACCATATCAGCCCAAGCCCTGTCAGGACAGTAAACCTGCCCACCGCTAAAGACCGCCTGAACCGCATAAGTTCTGGCAACCTTGTCGCTGTTGCCTGGGTTTATAAGCTGAACATTCCAGTTCTGATTTCTGTTTAACCTTTTGACCTCTTGGCCAATCGATAGACCAGACGCCTTGGCCTCAACA